GTATTTAAAGTGCTGATGTAATCTGCAAAAACTGATTTAGAATCTAATTTCAATGTTTCGTTTTTAACAATTCTTTCCAGATCGTCTAAGTCATCAAGATTAAAACCTGTTCCAACTAAACTTTTTTCAGTTTTAGTGAGTTCAGTTAATTGCTCAACCAATGCAGGATAATCATAATCAGCTAAATCATTTGCTCGATTATCTATCAAAACAATTCTCTTGGCTGTGTCTTCATCTACATCAACATAAGTTACAGCAATTTTATCCCACTTTAAATGTAGTGCAGCTTGATAGGTATGATTACCTGCAAGAATTTGCATAGTTCTTTTGTTTACAACTATAGGGCGATATTGCCCATTCTCTTCAAGTGATGTTACAATCGCCCCTACATCGCCCTGCCTTGTATTGTCGGGATATTCAGTAAGCTCTTTAACATCAACGAGCATATTTTTTAAATTGGGTGCTATATTCATATGCTCAAATTATACATAAAAAAACCGCAAATCAAATCAATTTGCGGTTTTTTTTAATTAATTAAGCTATTTTATGGTCAAAAAACAATCCACTTAAACCAATTAGCTCTTTTTCTGCAAAGTCTGTCCAATGTCCTGTTTCTGTTTTATCAGCACCATTTTGAGAACCATTTTCATAATCTCTCTTTTGAACGAAAAGTGCATAACCATTGTTATGTCTTAATGATAATGTGTAATGATACTCAGTATCAGAATGACTTTTGTATTCTTCGCCTGCCCAATAAACACTTTCAACAATGTCAAAATTGTTTTCTTTATAACCATTTGAATTGAATTCTGATAAGTCACAATCATTGTTTATGAAATCTACAAACTCTGCAATAAATTCTTTTGCAGTAAATATTACTGTAGCATAAGTCATAAAATTCATTAATGCCTCACCTAATCCACCTTTGACATATCCATCATGGTGCTTATAAATTGAAACACTTCCTTCACTTGATGTTTCAATATTTATTGTTGCTCTTGTACTCATTTTTAGATTCCCCTTTCAATATTTTCTCGAATCATAAACTCATTATATAATATATAAATTATATATACAAGCAAAAAAACCTTTTTTTTATTGATTTTTTATTAGGCTAGATAGTGAGTTGTCTGATTACAAAGCTCTTAAATCGGCTCAAAATGGCCTGTTTATTCGTCTAAATCTTCATTCCATGTGGTTATAAGAGCTGTAACTATATTTACTATCTCATCAAGTTCTGCAATCACTAAACCATTTGAAGTGCCGTCTGGCATTGCAACAAACATAAATGGTCGGCTGTCCCCTATTCTTTTATTGCTATCTGATTGTTCTTTTGCTTGATTGTATTTTGTCCAGATCGTCTTAACTTGCGCACCTGCTTTAACTTCTACACGAATATTTCCGCCCCAGTTTTCTTCATGTCCCATTCTGGATCTAAACTTAGCGTCTGGAATCATTAATTTTTTTCTTGCAAGGTTTTGTTTTCTTCTGCCTTTGTTTTTATTTTTTAAACCACGCTTTTGGTTTTCTGTCCAGTTGTCTTTTTTCTTTACAGTTTTTTGTCCCATACCTTGCAAACCGCGTTCATCGTGCTTGCGTCTTTTCCAATCTGAATAAGTTTCATCTTCTCTTATATCAAATTCTTTTTTTGTAGCCATTTCCATACCATTCTGTTTAGTAGATGATTTTTAATCCAAGCCCCGCATACCATACATTCTAATGTAATCCAATTCATATGACCTACAACAAAAGTGTTATAACAATCCCAACAAATTATGTAGGTGTTTTCAAAATATATTTCTTGTTCTTCCATAAATTCAGTTTAATGCAAGTAAGTGGCGGTTGGGCTGCAATCCGCCACTTATTGCGCTACTGCGTCAAGTAGCTACCCTGTTGGTTTTTGCTCTATTGGTTTAGGCTTGTCTGAATCTACTTGAGCTTGTAAAACTTTTTCTAACCAATATGGATTGTCGCCTGTCCATAGGTGTAAGCCTAGCCCTAGATTTCTTGCACATCTTTTAAAAGCGTCTGACTCTGCTTTTTTGAGTAAGTCGCCATTGTTATCTTTTGTATTGATTGTATTTGCACTTCCAGATCCTTGAACTGCATATGTTTGGTCATCAACAACTACTTGTAATTCCCCAATACAACCACTTACTTGTCCATTAGGTTCATAAATTATTTCCTTAATTGACCAATCATAATTCCCGCAGACTTCCAAAAGTCTTTGAGCAATAGTTCCAAAGGGCACATAATCTTCTTCCCCATGTGCTTTTTTGATTTGCTTGATAAAGTCTTTTGGAAAAACTTTAGCAAGTGCTAATTTTTGTTTCACTTTTTCCCCTTTTTCTTTTTCTTTAATTCATTAAAAGATTCTTTGACATCTTCTATTGAATTTATATCAACTATATTTTTTTCTACAGTATTGCCGTCAATGTCCATAAATGTAATTTTCATATTCCAACCTTTCCTATAATTGCAACTTCACCTGCAGTGTGTTCTATCATTTTTGAATTTAAGACAATCATTTTCTTTTGTAAGCTATCCATTTTATGTAAAGCCTCCAATGCCTCAACCATTCTTTTATTTACTTCTTCCAATTTCTCAACAGATTTTTCCAGATCGTTGATTTTTTGTAAGAGTTCTTCTTTATTCATTGTTCTCTCTTCCATTCAACCATTCGGCAATAGTATCTTTTGCCCACAATGGATTACCACTAACAACAGCGTCTTCTTCTGGAAGTTTCCCGTCACTTCTATATTGTCTGACAGTTTGTTCTTTTAATCCAGTTGCCATTGCTATTTCTTGAATACCAAATATGTTTTCCCAATTAATCATTTTTAATCTCGAACATATTATCAGCTGTTATTTCTTCACCTTTATTCAATCGATCCATAAAATCAACATTTGGTTTTTGTTCATATTCAAAACCAAACATTTTTGCTAGTTTTACTGCTACTTCACCGAGAAGAGCACCAATAGCAATTATTGAAATAAAAGCAAAAGCAATATAAATAACGCTTACATCATTCATAGTTGTTCCCTTTCCAAATTACTTATACTTGTGCTTCAATATGTGAAACGCATAAATCACAATGAGGATAACTTGCACTGCCTAATTCAATAGGCGGTTCATTATCTTGCATTAATTCTTTACACATGTCACATCTGTAAATAAATAATTCTTTCATAATATATACATTATATAAGATACATGCGATATATTAAGCATATATTTTTTGTTCTTCTTGACAGTAATAACAAACATGTAATTGATATTTAGCATGTTCATAACCGCTATCACGGAATTTATGGCCATCTGTTTTACAGTCCCAGATCTTTTCAGTTTTTGCTTTTTCTTCTACTCTTCTTAATATTTGACCAAAGTTGCTTGCAATAGCAGTAGGTGTTATATCAATATCTTTCCAGTTAGTCTTATACCAATCTGATACAGCTCTAACTTCTTCTGTAGTTGCGTTCACTTCTCTTAATTGTTTAGTAGCTTTTTGTAATCTTCCTAGCTCATTCTTTGGAGCTCTGTTCCAATCTATCCCACAACAATTTGCAATCTCTTCAAATAATAAATCTCTTCTTCTTTTGGTTTTCTTAATATGGTTTTCTTTGAGCGACTCTGCAGGGGCTACCCTAGTGTCGTCTGTGTCGCTACCCCTAGCGACTGACATGTCCCTACCCTCAAAACGATTAAGAAAATATTGATTTACTTTATTACTGCCGTCAGCTTTTTTCTCTCTAAATACTTTTATTGCTTTTATAGTTTCCAGATCCTTAATTGCTCTATCAACAGACTTAACAGAACAGCCTGCTCTTTTTGCAATAGTGGATCGTGAGGGATAACACTTCCCCTCACTATCAGCAAAACCACAAAGAACTGAATATATTACTTTGCTTTTATCAGATATTTCAGATTCTAAAACCCACCGAGCGACTATGTTAAATTTAACATCAGTTTCAAAATGCATACAACCCCTTTCATCATCTTTTAAAACATTCAGAACAAATTGAAAGCCCTAAAAACTCGCCTTTGGTTTTTTGATAGTGCCGTTCTGAACCACCATAAATCATACTTGCACAGCTGTAACAAGAATGAAACTCAACACAAATACAAGTTGTAAATTCTTCACCTTTATTCATAAATTCAATTTTAGTTCTTCACCAGGTTTAGCAATTAATTGATAATACGCACCATCACCTTTTTGATTATCAACAACATCAATAATATAACCACGCTTACGCAATTTATGAACTGAACTTGATAACCTGCTTATGTAAAGTTCATATACAATTTCTTTTGTTGATAGTGGTTTTTCTTTTTTGAATCTCTCTAAAGCCCAAATTAATTTATCTTCATGAGTCTTTAAAGAGCTAGGCAAAATGCATTCCCTAAAGCTGTAAGGTATAAACGCCATTATTCCTCCTCAGCTTGT